GAACGTATACGGACACCCCTCTACCGGAAGCTCTCCGAACTGAGTGAGTGTGTGCCTACTCGGAAGGTAGGGGCGGTATGAGCGCGATTCGAGCAGCCGTTCTCGCCGAGTTCCCCCGCCTCCGGGCGCTCTGGCCCGTGCTGGAAACCAAGCCCGAGCACCTCGCCGAGATCGGGAAGGCGGTCATGCGCCACGAGAGCCGGATCACTCCGGAGGACGTCTCTCACGGTTTCGATCAGGTCATTCAGCAGTCGCCCACAACGTCGTGGCCCCCAGGCCCGCACGAGGTTCTCGGGTGCATCCTGACCGCCCGCGACGAACGGAGGCGGAGTGACACACAGGCAAAGCCGATCACGTCCGGGCCGGGTCTATCATTCGCCGAGTGGTGGCACTCTCTCCCCGAGTCCGAACGCGGAAAGCACGAGGCCCTCTGCCGGATCATGGGGCGCGGCGACCTCACGAGCGCCGGGACTCCGGCGACCGTCGGCGCGGAGGCGGATTCGTGGTGAGCTCCGACCGTGAGCTCCTGGCGATTGCGGCGCGGGTATGCACGCAGCGGCAGCTCGAGGCGATGGTGCTCCGCGTCCAGGGCTACGGATACAAGCGCCTTAGCCTCGTCATGGGCATCAGCCCAGAGAGCGCCCGCGATCTCGTGCGCCGGGCCGAGGACGCAATCGCGCGAGAGCAGCGGCAGGCCGACGCCCTGCCCGCGCTTGCCGATCGCGTCATCGGCGAGCAGCCGGTCGACGAGATGCTCCGTGAGCTTGGCGGCGGGCGTGACGATTCTGTAGTGCAGGGCGTGACGAAACTGGAGCGTCCGGATGCAGAGTGAGAACCCCGCGCTCCTCTCATTCCAGCGCAGGCAGGAAGCCGCGCGCATCGCCCAGGCGCAGGCCCGGGCCGCGACGGAATCAGGGGCCCGCGTCGGCCCCTCCGGGCACCGCTCGGGCGAGGGCGATCACCGCAGGCTCCGGGGTATCCCCGTCGTCGGCGGAGTCGCGGGCGTGATCCCCGGAACGCAGCCCGAGCAGGCCACGCTCCGGAGACTCACTCCGCGCGGGTAGCTTCGCGCGCAGCCGTCACGAGCTGCGCGATCCGCTGGTGGCTTAGGCCCGCATGGCGGGCGATCACCCGATACGAGGCACCCGCCTCATGCGCGGCGAGGACGGCCGCGACGAACTCACTCTCCGCCGCGTCCCTCCCCGCTCGCGCCTTCTCTACCTCTTCGAGTTCGCGCACCACGCCTCCATCCGTTGCCACTCCGCGAGTGCGCGTACCTGCGCCTCCGCCGCTACATGGTGGCGCATCATCCATGTTCGGAACGTCGCGCCTCCGTGTGCGTCGGAGCCGTCGCGCAGCATCTCCCGCAACGCGGAGAAGCACTCCACCCGCACGGCATCGGCGCGGGCGTATTCATCGTCGGGAGTCACCGATCGTTCTCCTCACGAGCGGCAGCACGCGCGGGAACCTCTGCGACCCTCGCAGCGGCGAGCGCCTCGGCCTCTTCCTCCGTCTCCGTCATGCCGCGTCCGTAGAAGAGGCGCGATCCATCGGGCGCGTACATCTCGTCGGCGTCGTAGACCTCCCATGTGAAGATGGGGCGGTTGCCGATCTGCTCCTCCGTGATCTCCGTAACGATCCTCATGCCTTCGCCTCCGTCCACTCCGAAAGGGGCAGCACGTCATCGGGGGAGCCGTGACGCTCAGCGAGGTAGACGCGCCCGTCGGGCAAACACACGGCGGAGAGGTTGTCGCGCTTACGGCTCGTCTGCGTGATCCGAACCTCCACGCGCTCGCGCTTCGCGATCTCGCGTCCCGAACGGATCGCCGTGCTGATCGTGGCGTACCCGTAGCGGGCGATCTCGCGTCCATAGAGCATGCGTCCCGTCCAGCTCTCGAAGCGGCGCTTGCCGTCCTCGCCATCCAGGGGAGTAACTCGTGAGTTCATGGTGATTCCCTTTCCTTCGGTTCCCTTATGTCCACAACACTAGACACATGCACGACGGAATACAAGTGCTGATCCGTTGCATCCGTTCACCGTGCTACTCTCCCGCGTGTCCGGTAGCCGCTGGCCCGGACGGAGTGAGACGGTCACGACGCGCAGGCTAAGGCGTACCGGGCCACCCACCCACCGCACCACGCGCGAGCTATCTCCGCGTATCGGTATTGACGAGCACGGCCGCCCACGAGGCGGCCTTCGTCGTTTCGGAACTCCACCCATTCCCGAGCTCACTATCTGCCTCGACTGCGGAGCGATGACCGCTCCCCCGGCCAACGGTCCGATGGTGTGCGCCGTGTGCCAGCAGACGCGCGCTAAGTTCGCGCCGGTGGTGAAGCGTTCGGGAGAGCGGACGAACCCCGAGACGATCGCCCGCCGTCGTGTGGCACAGCGGTTCTACTCGTCGCCCGCATGGCGCAGGGTGCGCGACGCGGTGCGTCGGCGCGATGGAGCCTGCCTCGAGTGCGGCACACGTCGCGACCTGACCGTCGATCACATCATCCCTCGTGCCCAGGCTCCGGAGCTCGCCTACGACCCGGACAACCTACGGACGCTCTGCCGCCGCTGCCACGGTCGGAAGGACGGAAGCCGGGGAGGTCACGCAACGGCCCGTATTCGGCGCGAGAGCGCGTCGGAGGAGGCCCTGCGCGTTCTTAGGGAGGGGGACGACGCCCGCGAGGGGTCGGAGCCTTCTCGCACTCTGTACGGCGATGGGGAACGCGAGCCGGTGGTCGGCTGATGCCTGGGTACGGAGTGCCGAAGCCCCCGGGCAAGCGACGCCGCAGGAACGCGGCCCCGCCCGTGACCACGATCACCGCCGACGCGAAAGCCGACGCCCCGCCGATGCCAGAGGACTACGGCCCGCGCGGAGAGCGGTGGTGGCGCAACGTGTGGGGCCACCCGATCGCCGCAATCTGGGAGACGTGCGATCACCCGGCCGTCGAGCGCCTGGGCTACCTGATCGACAAGGGCCCAGAGGCGAGCGCCTCGGAGATGGGCGAGGCCCGGCAGCTCGAGGATCGCCTCGGCCTCTCCCCTATGGCCCGTCGCCGCTTGCAGTACGAGATCGACAAGGCGGCCGGGGCGACCGCCTCCGCCCCGGCCGCCCCCGTGAGCGACGAGCGATTCCTCCGGGTGGTCTCGTGAGCGCGAAGCCGCTGCGCCTGGAGCGCACGCTCGGGCCCTGGGTCGCCTCGTGGATCGAAGCGAACCTCGTCCACGGACCGGGCGACGTTCAGGGGCAGCCGATCCGCCTCGACGACGAGCAGCTCCGGTTCATCTTCCGCGCGTACGAGATCGACGACGACGGTCGCCGCGTTGTGCGCCGCGCCGTGTTCTCCCGGCCGAAGGGGCGCGCGAAGAGCGAGCTCGCGGCCATGCTCGCGTGCGCCGAGGCTCTCGGCCCGTGCCGCTTCGCCGGGTGGGACGCCGACGGACGCCCGATCGCGAAGCCCGTCGACTCTCCCGTCGTGCTCTGCGTCGCCACTGAGGAGGGGCAGGCCGGAAACGTGTTCGACGCGATCGTGACCATGCTCCGCGAGGGCCCGGTCGCCGACACGCCGGGCCTGGACGTCGGCATTACGCGCGTCTACACGCCGGGCGGGGGCGTGATTCGCCCCGTCACCGCTGCGGCAACCTCTAAGGACGGCGGGCGCGAGACGTTCGCCGTGTTCGACGAAACGCATCTCTGGGCGAATCGCGAGCTTCACTCCCTCCACGACACCATCCGGCGCAACCTCGCGAAGAGGAAGGCCGCCGAGCCGTGGTCGCTCGAGGTCTCGACCATGTACGCGGTCGGGGAGAACTCCGTCGCCGAGGGTTCGCACAAGTTCGCCCAGGCGGTCGCGGAGGGGAAGATCAGCGGGAACGGCCTCCTCTTCGACCACCGGCAGGGCCCGGAGGAGTTCGACTACTCCGACGACGATCAGCTCCGCGCGGCTTTGGCCGACGCTTACGGCGACGCGGCCGACTGGATGGACCTCGACCGCATGGTCGCCGAGGCGCGTGACCCGTCATCGCGCGAGGGCGACTTCCGGAGGTACTTCCTCAATCAGCCGACCCGGCCCGCTGACTCGTGGATCAGCGGCGACAGGTGGGCGAGCCTCGCCGTGCCGGGCCTCGAGATTCCCGAGGGCGCGGACGTGTGGATGGGCGTCGACCTCTCGCTGAAGCACGACTCGACCGGCATCGCCTGGACGTGGATCATGGACGACGGTCGAATCGGCGTGAAGTGCCACGTCATCTCCCCGCGCGAGACGGCAATCGCCCACGAGTACCACCCGGGCGGGATCGACATTGGGCGCGTGGAGGAGGTCATCCTCGACCTCTCGCGGCGCTACAACGTGCGCTCACTCGTCTATGACCCCCGCTTCATGGAGCGGAGCGCGCAGATTCTCTCCGAGGAGCACGGGATGGTGGTCGCGCCGATCAATCAGTCGAGCGTGGTCATGCTCCGGGCTTATCAGTCCTGGTATCAGGCCGTGCAGGAGGGGCGCATCGCCCACGACGGCGACCGCGTGCTCGAGAAGCACGTCACGAGCACCGCCGCAGTAGCGGCGGAGGGCGGGTGGAAGATTCGCAAGCTCCGGCAATCGCACCGGATCGACGCGCACGTCGCGGCGGTCATGGCTCACTCGCGCGCCGAGCACGACCGGAATCACGTCGAGGAGTCGAGCGTGTACGAGGACCGGGGGATTCTGGCCCTATGAATATCGGGATCGCGCGGGACATCATGGTGCTCGCAGGACTCGGGACGATCGTCGCGGGCGTGTGGCTCGTCGCCGGTATTGGCGTCGCCCTCATGGTGCTCGGCGGGCTGATGCTCGCCGCAGGCCTCACCGCCGAGCTCCGGAGTGACTCGTGATCGTCCGCCGTCTCCTGGGCGCGGACGAGAGCCGCGCGATCACCACGGACAAGGTGTTTCCGAGGACCGCGATCGGCGCTCCCGGCGTCGCGGCCGGAATGCAGGTGACGCCGGAGACCGCGCTCAACTACTCCGACGTGTGGGCCTGCGTGCGCATCCTCTCGGCCACGGCCGGGACGATTCCCCTCCAGGTGTTCCGCAGGCAGCAGGACGGGCGCGAGCGCGTGCTCGACACGATCGCCGCGCGCCTCATGGCCCGGCCTGCGCCCTATATGACCCCGAGCACGTTCGTCTCCGGGATCGTGACGCAGCTCGCCCTCTACGGAAACGCCTTCATCACGAAGTACCGCGACCCGGGGCAGCCGGTCGCGTTCTTCGGCCTGATCCACCCATCGCGCGTGCAGGTGAAGATCGACGCAGGCGAGCCGATGTTCCACATCTCACCGGGCTCGGGCGGCCTCGGGGCCTCGGGTGAGTTCACCCGGCGCGACGTGATCCACGTCAAGACGTGGAGCGTCGACGGGATCGTCGGCCTCTCCCCGATCTCGTGCTCGCAGGCGATCGGCCTCGGCGCGCAGCTTCAGAAGTACGGCGCGCAGTTCTTCTCGAACTCCGCGCACCCCTCCGGCGTGCTCCAGACCTCGCAGCGCCTCACCCCGGAGGCAGTGGAGCGCCTGCGCGACTCGTGGACGGCCAAGTTCCAGGGCACCGACAACGCCGCGAAGGTCGCCGTGCTCGAGGAGGGCCTCTCCTGGACGCCGATCACCCTCCCGCTTCACGATCAGGAGTTTCTCGCGCAGCGCCGGTACTCCGCGCGCGAGATTGCCGCGATCTACGGCGTCCCGGGTCACCTGATCGGCGCGGAGACCGGCTCGAGCATGACGTATTCGAACGTTGAGCAGTCGACGCAGGCCTTCCTCGCCCACGCCTTGCAGCCGTACCTGAAGAGCATCGAGGAGGCGGTCGCCCAGGACGAGGACCTCTTCCCCGTCGGCGGTCCTGACTACCCCGAGTTCATTCTCGACGCGATCCTCCGGCCTGACGCGCGCACACGCGCCGAGGTCTACTCGACCGCGCTCGCCGGTGCGCCGTGGATGACCGCCGCAGAGGTCCGGCAGCGCGAGAACCTCGGGCCGCTTCCCCCGGAAATGGCGACGCCGGGCGACGAGACGCCCTCAGAGAACACGGCGGGAGCGGCCTAATGGCGGACCTCACCCCGACGCGGGAAATGGCCGCAGAGGCCGCGAAGGGCCTTCGCTGGTACGCGGCCGGACGCGGCGGCGACGGCATCGTCGCCTCGACCCTGACGTGGGCGAGGCGCATCGCCGCGCGCGACGCGCTCTCGCCGCAGCGCGTGGTGCAGATGCGCGCATGGCACGCCCGCCACGCGGTCGACCTCGAGGCCCCGCAGAACTCGGACCCCCGAAACGATGGATACCCCGGCCCCGGGCGTGTTGCCTCGGCGCTTTGGGGCGGGCCTCCCGCGCAGGCCTGGGCAGAGCGGAAAGTCGCGGAACTCGAGCGCGAGGCGGAGACGGACGCGCGCGGAACTACCCCGACAACGGATAAGGAGTCTCAGACGATGGAGCGCCGGGAGCTCTCCGGCCCCGGGTGGACACCGAGGCAGGCGGCCCTATACGACGTGCTCGAGCAGGTCGCCGACGTGTTCGGCCCCTTCGACCTCGGGACCGGCCCGGACGGCATTCACTACGTCTCCGCAGAGGAGAACCCCTTTGCAGCCGACGGTATCCGCTGCGCGAACTGCGCGTTCTTCGAGGGCGGCGGCGGGTGCGAGCTCGTCTCCGACGAGGTTCGCGTCGCGCCTGATGCCGCCTGCAAGTTCTGGATCATCCAGGAGCAGGACCTTCCGGCCGCGTCACCGGCCGAGGACGCTCCGATGGACGAGGCAGCGCCCGAGGACGCCGGGTACGGCATGAAGGACGACGACGAGGACGAGGACGGACGCGCGATCGAGGTCCGGGCCGACCTCGTGGAGTTCGCAGAGCTCCGCGCCCGGCTCGCAGGCGAGGCCCGCGATCTTCGCGCCACCGTGACCGACGTCCGGGCGCTGCCCGAGGAGGACGGCGGATTCACGATGGAGGGCCACGCGGCCGTGTTCGACTCGAACTCCTACCCGCTCCCCGATGGGCGCGGCGGGACGTTCGTCGAGCAGGTAAAGCGCGGCGCATTCCGGCGCGCGATCCAGAACCCCGAGGGCCCGACCGCGTTCCTCGTCAATCACGACGCGAACCTGCTTCTCGCATCCACGCACTCGAACCCGCCGACGCTCGAGCTCTGGGAGGACCCGAAGGGCCTCCGGTTCCGGGCGCGCGTGGCCCCGACCTCCTACGCCGAGGACCTGCGCGTCCTGATGGAGCGGGGCGACGTCGCGGGCATGAGCTTCGGGTTCACCGTGGAGTCTGATCGCTGGTGGCAGGACCGCGAGGGGCGTACCCGGCGCGATATCCAGCGCATCGGCAGGCTGACCGACGTATCCGTCGTGACGGCCTCCCCCGCCTATCCCGAGCCCGCCTCGGAGATCACAAGTCGCGAGGCCGACGTGCCTCACGAGGAGGCCACCGCCTCCGCACCTACCGCCACGGGCGGCCCCTCGGCCGCAGCTTCGGCGAGCACCCGCCGACGTCGCCTCGAGCTGATCGAGCGCACGTCGGCCCGTAACCCCATCCGAAAGGACCGCTAAAAATGTCGGAGACCTCCGCCATTACGCGCCTCCAGGAGAAGGGCCACGCTCTGAAGGGCGAGATGCGCGAGCTTCTCGACCTGGCCGATGCCGAAGAGCGCAGCCTGACCGCCGAGGAGGAGCAGAAGTTCGACCGCATCGCCGCCGATGTGGACAAGATCACGGAGGAGATCGAGCGCCGCGAGCGCGTGAACTCCCTCCCGTTCGATGGTGCGATCGTCCGCGAGGCGACGACCATCGAGAAGGCCGCAGCCCCGGCCCCCGAGGCCGTGCGCGACCTGACCCCGGCAGGCGAGGAGTACCGCTCGCAGTTCTGGGCCGCCATGCGCGGCGCGGACTCGGGCGAGTACCGCGATCTCACGACCGCCACCGGCGGCACGCCCTACGGCGGGTACACCGTGCCGCAGGGCTTCGAGTCGGCGATGTACGAGTACGCCCGCTTCCAGGGCGCGATCTCGTCGTTCGCGACCACCATCACCACCGAGGGTGGCGGGACCCTGATCGTCCCGACCGTGGGCTCGACCTACGGCACCGCCGATCTCACGAGCGAGGGCTCGGCCTACGCCGAGAGCGATGACGTGTTCGGTCAGGTGTCGCTCGGGGCGTACAAGATCACCCGTCTCGTGCAGGTCTCGCAGGAACTCCTCCAGGACACCGGCGTCGACCTCGAGGGCTTCCTCGCCCGCAGCATGGGTGAGGCGCTGGTCGCGAAGGAGGAGGCGTACTTCGCCGTCGGCACCGGCTCCTCGCAGCCGCAGGGCCTCTCGGCCTCGTCCGCCGGTAAGACGGCCGCGAGCGCCTCGGCGATCACCGCCGACGAGCTGGTCGATCTGTACCACTCGATCACCCCTCCGTACCGCTCGCGTCCTAACTGCGTGTGGCTCACCGCCGACAGCACCATCGCGGCTATCCGCAAGCTCAAGACGGGCGTGAGTGGGGACAACACCTACCTCTGGCAGCCGGGCCTCCTCGCCGGGCAGCCGGACACCCTCCTGGGTAAGCCGATCTATGCCCACCCGAACGTGGCCGCGATCGGCGCGTCGGCGAAGGTCGTTTACTTCGGCGACATGTCGGCCTTCTACGTCCGCCGCGCGGGCGGAACGGTCGTGCAGCGCCTCGACGAGCGTTACGCCGAGCTCGGCCTCGTGGGCTTCATCGCCCACCGCAGGATCGACTCGAAGCTCGCCGACACCACCGCCATTAAGCACCTCGCGATGGCGGCCTCGTAGCCGAAACCCTCACGGGTATCAGCGCGGGGCGGGCCTTCGGGTCCGCCCCGCGTCGTTTCGGCCGAAAGGACCTGATGAATATTCGAATCACGCAAAGCTGCGCCGGGCAGTACGACGGCGAGACGTTCGCCTATCAGCCGGGCGAGGTCGTGGTCGTGCCCGAGCCCCTGGGCGCGGACCTCATTCGCGCCGGGTACGCCGAGAAGGCCGAAAAGCGCAGCGCCCCGAAGGCGGAGAAGCGCGTCCGCGCCCCGAAGGAGACCCGAGGCTAAACCGTGGCCGCTGGCGACCTGACAACGCGCGCGGACGTTCAGACGTTCCTCGAGTCCACCGACTCGTCCAGGAACGCGGCGATCGACGCGGCGATCACTAATGCCTCGCAGGCGATTTCGCGCTATTGCGCGCGGGAGTTCACCGCGACCGCCTCGGCCG